ATACAGATATAATTATGAGACTAATGGGATAAGATTCCACTTACTTAATAATAAACCGTTTATTGCACATATAAAAGGAGGAACAGGATTAAAAAAATTAAAAAGTAATGATTTTATTTTGTAACGGAGATAGCTGGACGCAAGGCGACTCGCCTGCTCAAACTGTGAATTGGGATTCAAGTGAATATTTAGACTGGTATAGTATACCTAGTAGTTTTGGTATGTACCACGTTGCTTCTACCTCTCAACAGTATAAATTTTATGATTCGGAAGTATGGCCTAAGACTTTAGGTAGATTATTAAAGTTCAACACTGTTAATGCAGGTAGATTAGGAGACGATAACCCTGGAATAGTACAAAGAAGTATATACTTATTAGAAAAGTACCTAGCTATGACTACTCCTAACGAACTTTTTGTAGTTATAGGCTGGTCTTCTTGCCTTAGAGAGCCAATTTTTGAATTTGACTCTAAAAATAAAATAAAATTATCTCAAGTAAGGCCTACAAATTATAGAGAAGATACTTTACCTACCCCTATGATGTATGATGATAAGTTTGCTTTAAGTATTTATACTCTTCAAAGTTATTTAGAGAATAAAAAAATTAAATTTTTATTTTTTAATGCTTTTGATACTTTTGATTATGAAAATAGCAGATTTAAAACTTTAATTAAACCTGAGTACTGGTTAAATAAAGATCCTAAAGAAAATCATTTTTTTAATTATTTAAAAAGTAAATATAATATTTCACATATTGGAGAAGAATCTGAAAATATGATACAAGGACATCCTACTGATAAGGCACATGCTGAATGGGGACAGTATTTAGAAAAATATATAAGAAAAAATTATGAGTTCAATTAAATTAATTATATTTGACTTAGATGGAGTTTTAGTAGAAGCTAAAAATATGCATTTCGATGCATTAAATGAAGCTTTAGCTGAAATAAATCCAGGTTATAAAATAGATTGGTCAGAGCATTTAAATAAATATGATGGATTAAAAACTTTTCAAAAGTTAGATTTACTTACTCAAGAAAAAGGACTTCCAGCTGAAATACATAAGCAAGTATGGGAAAGAAAACAACATCTTACACTAGGTAAATTAAGTAGAATAGAACCTGATAGCAATTTGATTGAAACCTTTGTAACTTTATATAATAGAGGATTCAAACTTGCAGTTTGTTCTAATTCTATAAGAAGAACTTGTTTAACAGTTTTATCTAAATTAGGTTTAATAGAGTATTTAGACCTTATTATATCAAACGAAGATGTTAAGAATGGTAAACCGCATCCTGAAATGTATTGGAAAGCAATATCAATGATGAGCTGCTTACCTGAAGAGACATTAATAGTAGAAGATTCACCGTATGGTTTACTTGCATCAGCAAGAAGTAAATCTTATATCTTAAGAGTAAAAAATCCTACAGAAGTAACAACAGATAATATTATGAATAAAATAAACAGTATAGATTTCGGCGAAAAACAACTTAAACCTGCATGGAGAGATGATAAACTTAATATACTTATTCCTATGGCTGGTGCTGGTAAGAGATTCGAACAAGCAGGATATACGTTCCCTAAGCCTTTAATCGATGTAAAAGGTAAACCTATGATTCAAGTAGTTACTGATAATTTAAATATAAAAGCCAATTATATTTACGTTGTACAGAAAGAGCATAGACAAAAGTATAATTTAGATACCCTACTTAATTTAATCACACCAGGATGTAAAATAGTAGAAACTGATGGAGTTACTGAAGGTGCAGCCTGTACTGCTTTATTAGCGAAAAAATATATAGATAATAATAAGCCTTTATTTTTTGCTAACTCAGACCAATTTGTAGAATGGGACTCTACAGAGTTTCTATATAAAATGAATGAAACAGATTCAGATGGTGGTATAGTTACGTTTAAGGCTACTCATCCAAAATGGAGTTTTGCAAAATTAAATGAACAAGGATTGGTGACTGAAGTAGCAGAAAAAAATCCTATATCAGATATTGCAACTGTAGGTTATTACTATTGGAAAAAAGGTTCTGACTTCGTTAAGTATGCAGAACAAATGATTGATAAAGATATTAGAGTTAATAATGAATTTTACGTATGCCCTGTATTTAATGAAGCAATAGGAGACAATAAAAAAGTTAGGACATATAATATATCAAAAATGTGGGGATTAGGTACACCTGAAGACTTAAAAAACTTTTTAGAAAATTATTAATGATCTGGTTTGCTACTATACAGAAATGCGGTACATCCTCTATAAGGTCTATTCTTAAAAGAGAAGAGAATAAATCTATAGCTAGATTTCATGAACATGGTTATTTTTTTAATCCTTGGTCTAATGGAGAAGATACTAAAAAATTATGGTACGATTACGGTTGGAAAAATCCAATACTAGATAATAAAATGGAAAAAGGAGACAAATTTGTAGCTATAGTTAGAAATCCATTTGACTTATTCGTAAGTTATTTTTTACATTATAGACAAACAGGTTGGGCAAGTGTAAATTTAGTTCATGAAATAACATCGTTTGATGATTTTGTTAGTAAGTATGTTGATCCTAATTTTGTATGGCATTTACCTCCCATGAAAAAAAGTATGTTTAGTTTTATTTACGATAAAAATGATAATCTTATGATAGATGAATATTATAAATTAGAAAAAATAGATGAAGTTAATACTTTTCTAAAAAATAATAATCTTCCAGAATTACATTTAGAAAATAAAACTGAAAATAAAAAAGATTATAAAACATACTATAACGAAGAACAAGTTGATACCTTAAGAGAAATTTGGAAAAAAGATTTAGAATATTTTAATTATGATTTTAATATCTCATAGAGGAAATTTAAACGGACCAGATCCTTCTAAAGAAAATAAACCTTCTTATATAACTAATGCTATAAGAACAGGATTCCAAGTAGAAGTAGATTTTTGGTTTGTAGATAATAAATTTTACTTAGGTCATGATGAACCTGAATATGATGTTCCTTTCGATTGGTTTCAAAATGTTAGTAATAAACTTTGGATACATTGTAAGAATATAGAAGCAGTTAGTAAATTAGTAGAAGTAGATAGAGGAGGAGTTTATCTTAATTATTTTTGGCACGAGGAAGATAAAGTTACACTTACTTCAAAAGGATATATATGGGCATACCCAGGAGTAGAGTGTAAGAATGGAATAAAAGTAATGCCAAAAGAGTCAAAAAATAAATTAGGAGATTGTTTAGGAGTGTGTAGTGATAATATAATGGATTATGTATAAAAGTTTTACAAACATAATTAACTCAGGGTGTAGTTTTATGGCATACCCTTGGGAGTGGCAGAACAAGCATAGAGATACTTACGACCCAATTGCAGATCCTGGAGAAGATAAACAGAACTTTGCTTACTTTCATTCTTGGGTAAACTGTCTTTCTGAAAAAACTAAACTTCCTTTTATTAATTTAGCTTTTCCTGGTAACAGTAATCAAAATGCTATCAATAGTATAGTTAGGACAGTTAAAAAAAATAACCTAACTAATAGTTTTATAGTGTTAGGACTTACTCAGCCTATCAGACATACTATTCCTAGTAAGTACGGAGTTGATTTTCCTCTTGTAATAAAAGTTACTGGTCAACAAAAAAGATCTTCGGAGGCTAAAAATAAAGTAACTAATAATGATTTAGAAAATTATAGTAAATACTGGTATAAAGTTAATTACGATGAAGTTCATCAATCAGATAATATTAGAATTCAATTATCGATGCTAAATGAATTCGTAAAAAGTAAAAATAGTAAATTATTAGTTATTGATAATCTTTTTAATTTAGAGTTATACAAAAAACATGAAATAAAAAACTATGAATACTTTTTTTCTTTCTGTAAGAATTCTGGTATAAGTTGGCCGCACTATATAAAGAGGTATGATGATACTTATGATAAAGAAAGTCATCCTAACACTTATGATCATAGAAAACTTAGTGAACTTATATACAAAAAATTTTTTAATAAATTAGAACAAAAATTAATTTAAATGTCTAAAAAAATAAAACTTAACCAAGAAGATGTAAAAGCTTTAACTGATCTTAATAGTCAAAAAAAGATATTAAGAGATAAACTAGTTACTATTGGTTTACTAGAATTAGAAGTAGAAGATAAAAAAGACGAAATTAAAGAGTTTCGTAAAAATATAAACGCTATTCAAAGCGGGTTAGGTCAAAAATTAACCCAAATCTATGGTGATGGAACTATAGACTATGATACAATGGAGTTTATTCCTAAAAAATCTTCTTAAACTTTTCTTTTACACTCTTTTTCCCATATTTATATATGTAATTAAGGACCATTCAACTATAATTGGTTTCCATTTTACGCATATATTTATAATAGACTAAATATAAACTTAAGAGAACATGGCAGAACAAATCATCTCACCAGGTGTATTTCAAAGAGAGAACGATATTTCATTTATTCAACCGGCACCAGTTGAAGTTGGAGCAGCTATAATTGGACCAACTGTCAAAGGACCTGTAGAAATTCCTACTACTGTAACATCTTATAATGAGTACGTAAGGGTTTTCGGAGATACTTTTGATTCTGGTTCTGTTAAACAAGAATATTTAACATCAATAGCAGCAAAAAATTATTTTTCTCAAGGAGGGAACACCTTATTAGTAGCTAGAGCCGTAACAGGTTCATTCACAGCTGCATCATCGACAAGAATATCATCATCAAATGAATCAGGAGTAGTTAACACTATTACTGCCACTGGTGATTTATCATTTAACTCATTTAATATTACATCAAGTGCAGGTAATGGTCCTACTGGAACGGAAAATGCTGTTGCATCTGCAACTAGTGGTACAGGAACAGGCTTACAATTAACAGCAAGTTACTCTACCTCAGCAAGTATTAATACTATTACCTTATCAGGAGGTTCAGGATATGCATCTGGCGATACAGTAACTTTTACTTCTCAATCTATGGGTTCTAATTTACCTAATGGAACTGACATAATAATTACTTTAAGCGCAGCTAATATTTTAAACAGTGAAGCTTTTACTTTAGAAACTTTAGGTAAAGGTATAATTTATAATAACGCAACTGGCTCAGAAGATACAGGAGGACATAACTCAGATGGTTCCCTAGTAAGTGGTTCAAAAGACAATCTTAGATGGGAAGTATCAAACGTAAATAATGCACTAGGTACTTTTACTTTATCAATCAGAAATGGTGACGATAGTACAAAATCTAAAACTATATTAGAGACATTTAACAACTTAAGTTTAGATCCTAATAGTCCTAACTATATTTCTGCTATAATCGGAGATCAAGTTAAAGCTATTTCAGCAACCGGCGATAATATAACTCTGACTGGAGATTATGTTAACAGATCTAATTACGTAAGAGTATCAGCTGTAAACCTTAAAACTTTAAATTATACAAGTACAGACGGAATAACAGTTGGTGTAGATTCAAATTCACTTAGTTATTCAGGTTCACTTCCATTCGCTCAATCAGGATCATTCTTTGGAGCTACTGGAACTAATGTTGTTCAAGCTAACTATTTTGAAAATATTAATGCTAACAACCAAGGTTTAACAGATGGATGTTTTACAGAAAAGTTAACTACATTATTAGGAAATGCTGATGAATTTAAATTTAATGTAATCTCAGTACCAGGAGCAACTCAACAACTTATGCCTAATGTAGTAAGTGCTGTGACTGACCTTTGTGAAACAAGAGGAGATGCAATTTATGTAGCAGACTTATACACTTATGGAGCAACAGTAGCTAATGTAACAGGTGAAGCCGACGAAATAAATAGTTCTTACGCAGCTGCATACTGGCCTTGGTTACAGGTTTCTTCAGCAACTGGACAGAACGTATGGGTACCATCTTCTACAGTAATACCAGGAGTATATGCATTTACAGATGGAGCTAATGCACCATGGTTTGCACCTGCTGGTTTAGTAAGAGGAGGCTTAGTTGGAGTAATACAAGCAGAAAGAAGATTATCTCGTACTCAAAGAGATAGTTTATATAAATCTAAAGTTAATCCAATCGCTACATTCCCTGGAACAGGTATTGCAGTATTTGGACAAAAGACTTTACAGACTAAAGCATCAGCTTTAGATAGAGTAAACGTTAGAAGATTATTAATAGCATTAAAAGAATTTATTGGTAACCAAGCTAACAATTTAGTATTTGAACAAAATACTGTAGCAACAAGAAATAGTTTCTTGGCAGCAGTAAATCCTTACTTAGATTCAGTAGTACAGAGACAAGGTCTTTTCGCTTACAGAGTAGTAATGGACGATACTAATAACACAGCAGATGTAGTAGATAGAAATCAATTAGTAGGTCAAATATTTATTCAGCCAACAAAAACAGCAGAATTTATAGTACTAGACTTCGTAGTTGAGCCGACTGGAGCTACATTTGGTAACTAATTTGAAAAGTAGATATTTATAATAAATAAAGAACATGGCAATACTAGACGCAAACGAAATAATGTTTAAAGCATTCGAACCTAAAGTTCAGAACAGATTTGTAATGCTTATAGATAACATTCCATCTTTCATGATTAAGAATGTTAAAGCACCTACTTTTACTGATAATGTTATTAAACTAGACCATATTAATTCATATAGAAAAATTAGAGGTAAAAGAGAGTGGGAAGATGTAACGATGACGTTATATGATCCAATAACACCTTCTGGTGCTCAAGCAGTAATGGAATGGGCAAGAGCTTCATACGAATCAGTTACTGGTAGAGCTGGATATTCTGATTTTTATAAAAAAGATTTAACTTTAAATATTTTAGGACCTGTAGGAGATATAATCGGTGAATGGATATTTAAAGGAGCATTCTTAACTAACGGTGATTTTGGACAGTATGACTGGACATCTGACGAAACTGTAGAAGTTTCAATCACTGTAGCAATGGATTACTGTATATTAAATTACTAATAGCAGGCACATATTTTAATAAATTAAACCCGGTACATCCGGGTTTTTTTATATAATGAAAATAGCAGTTATAATAATAGGTAGATTAGATTTCGTATCACAAGAAAATTTAGAATTAAATAAAAGACTTCTAAAAAACTGTGACATCTTTATTCATTCGAGTGAAGAGTATAAACTTAAAGCCTTTGATTTAAACCCTGTCAGCGTTGTTCTGACCAAGGATAACAAGTATGATTGTGTAGTAGATACATTTCATAAAATATATCGTAACGAAATATTACATCAAAAAGAAACGTACCATAATGTAAAGCATTACGATCCTAACTTTAATAGAATTATTCAATGGATAAGGTACGAAGAAAGTTTAAGAACGTTTGATTTGGAAAATTATGATGTAGTATTAAAATGGAGAACTGATATACCTAAAATTAAAGGACCTGCTAATGAATATTTAAAAGAGTTTTCTACTAGATACGAAAATTTTGAAGAATTTTTCAAATCTAATTATAATTCAAAGTATTTCTATATGAATAATGATCTATATTTTGCAGGATCTTTAGAGAAAATGAAAAACTGTAGTTTTTTCCATAGAATAAATGATTTTATAGCAAAAAAAGAAGAAGATTATGAATATGATACTAATTTACTCGAAAAATGCAATCTAAAAGCCGGTAAATTTAAATGGCTTGATAGTTCTACTAAACACTTTGACTTTCTCTTTACTAGCGAATCAGCTATGATCATAAATAACCTACAGAATAACTTGATAATGAAAAGTTTTACCGATTAGTTGGTTTCAAAATTTATTTTACTTATATTTATATATAAATCGGTTTTAAAAAAGAATTTATGAGTTCAAAATTTAACTTACCTACCGAAACGGTA